CCTACTCCTAACACTACTGCGGCTAATACTCCAGATTTCGCAGCAGGTAATACAACTTTGAATATTGTTTCTATTTTTGATGCACCAAGTGCTAATGAACCTTCTTTGTATGCTTTTGGTACTGCTCTTATTGCTGTTTCTGATACAGATATTATTGTTGGTAACATCATTACTGCTAGTACTATTACTATTGCTAACAAACTTTGACCTTTTGGAAGATTAAATATACTTTGTATAGTTGGAACTATCACTGCAAGACCAAATACACCATATAATACTGAAGGTATACCTGCTAAAAGTTCAACTGCTGGTGACATTATTTTTGCTAATCTTTTAGGTGCTACTTCTGCTATAAATACAGAGGTTAATATACCAACAGGTACTCCTATAACAAGTGCTCCAAGTGTTGCAAATATTGATGCTACTATCATAGATGATATTCCAAATTTATTGGCAGAAGGAACCCAATCTGCACCAGTTAAAAAGTCTATAAATGAATATCCTTCAAATATAAATGGTCTTAATCCTTTATAAAATACGAATCCTATTATCAAAAGTAAACTCGCAACTGCTACTAAAGCACTAAGTAGAAAAATATTTTTTGCTACTTTTTCAATTACGTATTTTGTCTTATTGCCATTATTGTCATTTTTTTCTAAACCTACTAATCTAGATTTTACTATCATAATACCCTCCCATTAAAATATACTTATCGATTTTCGCTCTGTATTCAAAATTTAATTTTTTATAATTCGTCTTCATCAAATTTCCTGTACTTTTATTCTACTTTTTTTAAGTTAAATCTATATTAGGATTAAGTTAAGCAAGTGTAAAATTATATTTACTTTTTTAACATTAATTTTACTTTTAAAACTATATTTGACATTTACTTTACAATATACTGTTGTTTCTCTATATTAAAATAGCAGATATAGATAATAATACAGTTTATGTATAATTTATTACCTATATCTGCTATTAAGATTTGTTAAGTAAATTTAACTTTTATACCACATATATAATTATTGTATCCTCTAGTTTATATCACTATTATTTCCATCAAATTGTTACGATACTTGATGTTTGCAATAGGTACGAATAGCCAAAAATATAAAAATAGGTATTTCTATCACCGAGAAAAACAGTATAATGTGTGGTGTCCAAAAACTCATACTTCCTACGTGTAAGAAATTAAATGATGTCATTTGATATAATAAACTAATCTTAAAACCAATTCCCCCTGGCGGTAATATGTATCCAATCCAACTAACACCTATTCCCATAGGAATTAAGCAAATAGAAAAAGCAATCAGCATAGAAGTAAGAGAATCCTTACATTTTGCAGATAAAAATAATGTTAAACTAACCATTGCAAGTATTGAAATTAGACCACCAATAGCTATAAGAATCTGTGCTTGTAGTAAATTTATATTTACTAGACTAATGACAGAAAACAACATTTGAAATGAGGTTTTCAAACATTCAGTACCAAAAGCTAAATCAGAAATTGCCAAATGGATAGAAATACATATAACAAACATTATTATAAATATAGAAAATAGAGCTAATATTTTAGTAAACGCTAGACGAATATGTCCATGTTTCGTACAACGAAGGATGCTATCTGATTGTGTCTGATACTCACCAGAAAAAGTAGGTGCAGCAATTGCAACACATATAATTAATAATATAAAAATATAAAATATTATATAATCGAAAGCATCTTTAGAATAACCTGGGTATATCTCAAATGGAGTATCTACTTTTCTATAAAGTTCTTGAGCTTTCATTTGTGCACTGGAAGTTTGTCGTTCAATCTTCATAATATTATTTAAATGAGTTTTGCATTGTTCATAAAAAGAATCTAAATCATTTGTATTTATTTCTGATAATTCTGTTGCAAATCCTGTTTCTGAATTAGCAAATGCTTCAGGAAGTCTATTCAACAATGGGCGTATTGGTAAAATACTTTTAGAATAAACATCTAGTGGAAAATCTTCACTACCTACTTTACCATACTTTTCTTCTGTTTTTTCCATATATTTAAAGCATGCTTTAATTTTTTTGGTGTTACAACTCCACTACTAATTTCACTATTATTAGCATAAATTGTTTTTTTATATTTAATAGCATCTAAACCACTCAATTCAACTACCTTGCCATTATCATCTAAATAATTGATACCCTCGTAAGTAATTGGAAGAAAAGCCATTAATGCAGATAAAACCAACGCCAACAATAATAAAATTAATGTACGACGTGAGTGCAACACTCGTTTAATTTCCAAATAAAAAATACGCATCTATTTCCCCTCCTTACTATAAACTGCTTCTGGAAATAACCATAAATATAAATCTTCTAGTCGTGGTTCAACAGCAATAGAGTTATCAATTTGTGACTTTTCTGCCAAGTAACGAATAGATACTTGATTGTTTTTTTCACTACGCTGATTGATTATACGTAAATTCATTTCATATTTTGAAATATCTCTATTTGATATAAGACATTCCCATACTTTTCCCTCTACTTTCTTAACCAGTTTATCGGTTGTTCCCACATCAAGAATTTTTCCACTTTTCATAATAGCATTTTGAGTTGATATGTACTCAATATCAGATACAATGTGAGTAGATATTAGGACAACACGATTATGAGAAAATTCCGAAATAAAATTACGAAATCTCACTCGCTCACCAGGGTCAAGCCCTGCTGTTGGTTCATCCATTATAAGGATTTTAGGGTCATTTAACATGGCTTGTGCAATTCCCACTCGTCGTTTCATTCCACCAGATAATTTAATAATCTTTTTATTTTTTACATCAGATAATGTAAGGATTTCCAATAGATTATTAATTTTTCCTTTTACTTCTCTTGGTGGTACATCTTTCAATGCTGCTATATATTCTAAATAATCTTTTACAGAAAAATCCTGTGGGAAACCAAATTCTTGTGGTAAAAATCCCAGTAAATTTCTGTACTCAGCGCCCATTGTATAAATATTTTTTCCATTATACAGAATTTTGCCATTGGTAGGTTTCATAATGTCTGTAATAATTCTCATAAGGGTAGTTTTACCTGCTCCGTTCGCTCCTAGAAATCCCCACACACCTGGTGTTAAAGTAAGGCAAACATCTTCTACAGCAATTTTATCCTTAAATTTTTTTGTCACATGTTCAATTTTTAATTCCATATTTGAAACTCCTCTCTTTATCTACTTACCTGCAAAAACAAAAGTGCCTTGCTCAGTATTTATTTTACTAAACAAAGACACTCATAGTTTTAATATTAAATAGATAATTTCTTAAGAAAATCCTAATATTTGATTTATATTTTACTAAGTAGATGTAGGAAGCGATATGGTAAATGTTGTGACTTCATCTTTACTTTGAACAGTAATATCACCACCATGCAAATTTATAATTTCCTTAGCTATAGAAAGCCCTAAACCTGCACCACCCATATCAGATTTTCTAGCTTCATCTAAACGATTGAACTTTTCAAATATAGCAGAAAGTTGTTCTTCCGGAATTGTCTGTCCATAATTTCTAAAAGCAATATCTACCTTGCTGTCTTTATGAACCGCTGAGATAATAATTTCTGTATTAGGATAACTGTAAGCAATAGCATTTTTCAAGATATTATTAAATACTCTTGCAATTTTTTCAGAATCTGCTTTTATTGTTAAACTTTCATTTGCTTTTAGAATGGCTCTATTTCCTTTTTCAGATAGCAATGGGTAAAATTCATCCTTTAACTGAAGTAACATATAATATAGGTCTACTTTTTCGAAATTAATTTTGATTTGATTAGAATTATATCGTGTTATTTCAAAAAGTTCATTGATAAGTTTTTCTAAATATTGTGCTTTGTCAAGTGCAACTTCAGTATACTTAGATTTTTGAGAATTATCCATATTAGGTATTTCTTTTAATAAGCTCAAATACCCAATAACTGAAGTAAGTGGTGTCCTTATATCATGTGCTAGATACATCACAAGGTTATTCTTTTTATTTTCAGCCTCTTTCACTGCTTGTTGACTTAACAAAACAGACATCTTAATTTGGTTCATTTGTTGCTCTATTTCTTTTAATGGCTTAGATAGTTCAACCAATTCATCATTTTGTTGATAAATAGTATGTGTTGCATTGATGATTTCTCTTAAATAATTCCATGGTTTTTTCCAATAAAAATTGAAAATAGTGATATATCCAATTATAAAAACCAAAAAAATAATACATCTCTTCTCAACTTAAGCCATTTAACAAGAGGATTTGAAAACTTTGAAAACATATAATCAGCCATAAACATTAAAACCAATACTATACCTGTATAGATAGCTAACATTATATATAATTTATACTTTAAATACGCCTCTGTATTTTTTTCTCTTTTTATAAATTCATATTTATCTCTTAGTTTCCTATAAGTAAAATTATTAATCTTTTTCATAATAATACATCCTTTCTTGACAAAAAAAATAGGTGTCAAATCTTGTAACCAACACCCCAAATTGTTTTTATATATTTTGCTTCATCTACAGTATCACCTAGCTTTTCACGAAGATGGCGAATATGAACTGTTATAGTATTGTTACTTTTATTGTAATATTCATCTTTCCAGATAGCATGAAAAAGATTTTCTGAATTTACCACAGAGCCTTTATTTTTTAATAATACATGTAGAATAGAAAACTCTGTTGGAGTAAGTGAAAGAGCTTTACCATTTAAATGACATTCATATGTTTGGGTATTCAATTCCAGACCTAAAAAAGAAAAAATATGTGAAAGTTCTTCACCAGATTGTAAACTTCCACTGTACTTCTTATATCTTCTAAGCTGTGCCTTAACTCTAGCAACAAGTTCCAAAGGTCGGAAAGGTTTAGTAACATAATCATCTGCACCTAAAGTTAAGCCTGTAATCTTGTCGGTTTCTTCATCCTTAGCTGTTAACATAATGATTGGATAAGTATATTTTTCTCGGATTTTTTGGCATAAAGAAAATCCATTTACTCCTGGCAACATAACATCTAAAATTGCAAGGTCAAATTCATTTAAATTAATGCAGTTTAGTGCATCAAGACCAGAATAAAATTTATAAACAATATAGTTTTCGTTTGTAAGGTAGACTTCTATTAAATCAGCTATATCACGTTCGTCATCTACAACTAAAATTTTTCCATTCATAGACTTTAAACATCCTTTCTATATATATTTATATATATTATACTAAATTTAATTTTTTTTATATAATTTTTTACATTAGAATTTATTAAGAAATTCTTAATCTTATTATTTAACTATTTTATTATTTAATATATATTAAAGATAAAAAAATAATATATAGATTTAGATATACAATTTATTTATCTTTTCAAATATAATCTATAAAATAATACTTCCGTCACGTATTTTTTATATAATAAAACTGACTGTAATTTAACTGGCAAAGTTTAGAAGAATAGGCTTTATCAATTAAATTACAGTCAGCTATTTTATAATAATTTAGTTTAGATATCGTTAGCATTTCACATTTATAATAATTATTAATGATATTAATATATTTATTATTCCTTATTAAAATAATAACTTTTCTATTTTTATATGATTAATAATTGAAATTTCAATACTTTAAAATCAAGTTTTAATATTTATGTCAGTTAAATGTCAGCAAAACATTTTATCCACAATTTTTATATAACTTTTCCACAGTTTATCCCCAGCTTTATCCACAAAAAGGTAGCTACTATTGAGTGCTACCTTTTGGCATATTCTTATTCTTCATCTTCTTGCAAACTTCTTAACCATTCTTCAAGCGCATCTATTTTATCAATACTTACCTCTTCTTTATCATGTAATTTTGATATTAACTGTGATAAAGGATTATTATGTAAACCTCCAAATAGTTTTTTAGTTTCTGATTTTAAGTATTCTTTTTCTTTTATTAATATTGTATAATGTGTGTGTTTACCTATTTTTTGAGAAGCTAAAAAACCTCTTTTAGTTAACCTTAATAAAAGTGTTAGTGTTGTAGTTTGTTTCCATTTATATATTTTTTCCATTTCATCTGCCACATCTTTTGATATTACAGTTTTATAACCAGTATTCCATATGTATTTCATAATCTTGAACTCTGAATCTGGTAATTTTTTATTTAGCATAATATCCCCTTCTTTCTATTAACATATAAAAATATAAAATTATTTTTTTCCTAGTTTCTGCATACTTTCTATAAATACTTTTATTTGTTTCTCTGTCTTTTCTTTCTTTTTTATGTATAGTTGTAAATACTTGTGTAAAAAAATTATCATATTTACTTACATCTTTTTCTTCTTTTATTACATCTAAATATTCTTTTTTAGTTACTAATACTTCATAGTTTAATTGAAAACCAACTCTCTTCTTCTTTAATATTCTCATTTTTACTAATCTTCCAAGTAAAATCTCTGTAGTGCTTTTTCTCCACTTATACTTTTCTTTCATTGCTACTTCTATTTCTTTTTTAGATAGAGTAGACTTTTCCCTTCACATGTACTCCATCAACATTAATTCGCCCCTGCGTAATTTACTTTCTACCTCTTGTCGCTCCATTTATGTCACTTCCTTAATTCGTCTAACTTAAATTAATAATAGGAGCTTTTTAGAACAAAAACTATAGGTAATTTTTACCAAATATTCTACTGTTTTAGTTTGTTTTTATATATAAAAAATATTATTCACATCTACAAATTTATTTAATTTTCAAACAATCTTGTTGAACAATAACTAATTCTATTGTATTATTTTAGTTGTAGAATAAAACTAAATCGGCAAAACTAGAGAAATTTAGTGACGCAAAGCTATAGGGACTAAGACTTATATAAATATCTTATGAGTTATGTCAGCCAGTTGCCAAAAAGATATTGTTCTTTTTGTTTTTATGAAAGTTTTTTAGGGGGATAATAATTTATATGTTTAAAAATAAAATGGATAAATGTACACACATGTTGACTGCTTATATTAGCAGTTCGTATGATTATTGTAATTTTTTAGATACACAGTTAGATGATTTTATATTAGAGTACGGAGAAAATGTAGTAGAGTCTTGTTTACACCAAGTGATGGTATTGGTAAGTAAGTATAATTAGATAGACATTGATTTCTAGAGAACCCTTTTTAGTTTTATCTACTTTTAAATAATGATATGATAAAAAATTAATTGAAATAGATTTATAATATTCATAGTTTTATTTTTTCTTAAAATGCGATATAATAAAGATGTAAATTCGTATCAAAAAGAGATAAGAGAACTGCAATTCTCCTACCTCTTTAGAAATAAGGAACTATAATCTATTGTCGAGAGTGTAGTTTCCGAAAAAATTTAGTACTTTTTATATTTAATTTTTACTATTAGTTTATTAATAGTTAAATTAAATATAAAGCCACTCTTAGCTTCCGACTTTGAGTGGCTTTTTACTTTGTATAAATCAAGTAAAAATTTTGCTATGTAATAAACTGCTACTATTTCCACACTTCCCACCTCCTTTCATTAGAAAGTAGGTTAGAGCATAATGTGGAAACTGCCACTCTTAGATATTTAGTTCCTTACATATAAATTATAACATAATTTTACAATTATCAAATATCTATTCAATATTAAATACAAATAACTTATATTTTTTCTTCTGTATCATTCATTATAAAATAAAAATCAAATTCACAATCAAGTATTTCTGCAAATTCTCTAATTTCTTTCTCTGAAAAATTATCTCTTGAAAATTTATTTGAAAGATTTTGTCTTGTTTGTCCTGTTTTTTCTGCTAACTCACCTATGGTCATGTTTTTTCTTTTTAATATTATTTTAATCTTTTCTCCAAATGAAATCATCATAAACACCTCACTTTTCTATATATGATTATACACTATAGAGTTTCTTTTATCTATATTTAATTTACAAAGAAAACTATTTAATTTCATTTTTATATTTACAAACGACACTTTATAGTGTATAATAAACTTAACAAATTAATTATTGGAGGTATTTAAAATGATAAAATTTGAAGTAGGTAAAACTTATGCAACAAGAAGTATATGTGACCATGACTGCATATACACTATAGAGGTTATTAGAAGAACTAATAAAACTCTAACTTATCAAGAGTCTAACAATATTAAACGTGTTAAAATTCGATTTACTGAAGACTCTGAATACATAAAATTAGGTAACTATAGCATGGCTCCTGTTTTCTATGCTAATAAAAAGAGCATAGAAGAAAAGAAAAAAAGTGTTTCTAATGTTGAAAATAAAACTATTGTAGAAAAATATTTTGTGATAAGTAGATATTATAATAGCGGAAAAACTATTGCTTTTATAGAAATAAATAGCACTAAATATAAGACTGAATATATTAGAAACTTTGACCAATACGTTGATGAGTTTTCTACATTAGAAGAAGCAGAAGAATGCTTACAAGAATGTCTTAGTGCTTAAGAGGTGATATAAATGTGTTTTAAAACTTATATACTAAAAAGAGAAGTAAATAACAAACAACTAGAGATAACTCGAAGTTTTGAATTAGATAATCTCATTTGTACTGCAACAGAAATATTAGAAAAAAATGAGATTGACTTAATAATTATTGATGAAAAAAATAATGTTGTTTGGAAAAATGAAAAAAGCACTCCCGCTCATGAGAATGCTTAGTTGTAGAAATAGAAGTGTACTGCGAATACACTTCTATTTTTTATTATATCATTAATTTTGTGCATGAAAAAGAGCTATTTAAATTAGCTCTTTTACAATCTCATTTAAATTATTTATATATGTATCATTTAATTTAGAAATATTTATAATCAATTCTTTTAAATTTTCATTTTTAGATACAGTTATATTAGCAAAAACTTCTCCTAAAACAATATCACATTCTTGTTCAATAAACTTCCTACCCTCGCCAGTTTCTAACCACTCTTGATTAACACTAAAAACCTCACACATATGAGTAATAAATACTGTTTTAACTTCTACTCTATTATTTTCTATATTACTTATGACATCTCTACTCACACCAAGCTTTTCTCCGAATTTTTGTTGTGATAAATTTATATCTTCCCTTATTTCTTTTATTCTTTTATTTATTTTTATATTAATCATAATATAACTCCTTAAACTTTAATAGAATTTTTAATATCTTCTATTGCTCTATCTACATTTACATTATTTATATATCTAAGTTTGTTATCTCTATTTATATTTTCTATGATTTTGTAATACATAGCATGTCCTATAAAATTAGTATTTATAAATACATACTCGTAACTATTCAATTTATTTACATCAAAATTAATTGTTTCTGCTGATATAAATTCAAAATTAATTAATTTATCTTTCATTTTTAAAATCCAATTTGGATGTCCTCCAAAAACTATCGCTTTTTTGTTTTTCAAATCTATACTTTCATCAGTTGAAACATTTTCACTCTGTTCCTGTTGTTTGCTAAACATAAAATTTCTTAATTGAACCAATTCTTCTTTAGATGTAAGTTGTTCTTTGATTTCATTTTCTAATCTAAATTTATCTTTTTGCAATAATTCTAATTCTAATTTTAGATTTTTATTTTCATCTTGCAACAACAAATTTTCTTTTTTAAGTTCTTTGATTTCATTTTCTTTTTCTTTCATAACTTCCTTTAATTCTTCATCAAAATTATTAAAAAAGAACTGCTTTGCTTTCTTATATTCTCTAGCCCAGTATCTTAAATCGATTGCAGGAATTATAAATCTAAATAAATCCTCATAATTTATGTTATTTTCATCTTCAATATTATCTTGTACTTTCAAATATGCTAAAATCAATTCTTGTATTTGCTTAGATTTAAATATATCTTTTCCAACAATAGAAATGATTGAAATTCCTTCTAAATTAGATATGTAGTCTAGTCCTAATATTTGTTTTTCTAAAAATGTTAAATTATTTCCTTTGTATCCTTTTGTGGCATCTATATTCAAAACATAAGAACTTGGTATATATTCTTTTAAATATAACGATTTTAGTTTTAACTCAATTTTACTAAGTATCTTTTTATACTTTTTGTCTAAATTATCTATAGATAATACTTCTCTGCTATAACTATCATTTCTTAGAAGTAATCCATCAATCATTTTTTTATATACAATATCTGAGTTATCAATTTCTTTTTCTAATGCTCCACACAGAGAAATTGCCACTAACATATTGCCATTTAATTCATCATCACTAAAATTGTTAACTTTACTCAATAGTTTTTTAAGAAAATTACTTGATTTAAAAATTTGTATAGAATTTACGTAATTATATGCAACTCTATAACCAAACTTATATATTTCAAATATAGTTCCATTTTCTTGGCTTGATAATATTCCTAAAGCTCTTTTGAAATAATATTCTTGAATTATACTTCCCTCACTAGCAATCTTTGAATTGTAAAAAATACTCTTTTTAGCCAAATCCATGTATTTTAATTTATTTTTACTATAATACTTATCTATAATACTATAACATTTCTTATTAATTGATAATGCTTCTGCTAGAAATGGTATTAGATTTAATTCCTGCTCCATTTTAAAATCCTCATTTCTTTACATATATTAAAAGATACATAAAATAATGTATCTTTTAATATAAATTATATCATCTTTCACAAATCATTAATATTTTTAGTTTACTATTGTTTTTAAATCTTCGCTTACTTTATATTGAGTCAAACATTCTATATCTAACTCTTCTAATTCTTCAACAAAATAGTTTGCTCCTAGTACTCCAAACTCTCCAATAAATAGCTCTTTTTCTAATAAATATTCTATCGGATTACTTATTTCTTTATTAGAGTATAAAATATATTCTATTTTATATTCATTTGGTATAGTTGTACGTTTATTATGATTTATCAGATATATATATTCACATTTTTCTGTTTCTTTTATATCTTTTACCCATTTAGTAAAGTTTTTGAATAAATCCATATTTAAGCTAAGTGGAAATTCAAAGTTATCTAATTCATTTTCAACACATTCCTCAACTTTACATACCATATTTAATCCAAACTTTTTACCAACTAAGCAATATTCTCCTTCTCCAAGCCAATTTATATCTAAGTCCTCAATACCTAAATCTTCATCATTTAAATATTCATTAATTTTATTTTCTAATTCTTCTTTAGTATCAGCACTTACAAAACATTCGTAGTTTTCCTCATTAACATAATTTAAAAAATTTTTCATTTTATTTTCCCCCTTTGTTTATCTCTTTCTTTAATTATATTATAATCTATATGAATATCTAAGTCAACACTTTTTCAAAGTTTTTTCTTTGATTTTCAAAATTATAACTTTGATTAACATAGATTATTCTTTTACTTTTAATTTTTTTATGTTATTATATAAATAAGAGAGGTGTGAAAAAATGACATGGAAAAATGAAATCAAAAGTATTCTTGTGAAAGAAAATATCAGCATGAATGAGTTAAATAATTTAATGAATGAACATAATAATAAGAAAAATACAGTTGAAAATTTAAGGCAAAAAATAAATAATGAGACTATGAAGTATAGTGAAATCTTGACTATTGCTAATTTAATAGGGTATGAAGTCGTTTGGAAGAAAAAAGAAAAGTAGACATAAAAAAAGAAGGTAACAACTAACTCTAGTTGCTACCTTCTTTTTTTATCTATTAAATAAAAACTTCTAATTTGACTTTTAAACATTAATTCAATATCTCTTATTGCATCTTGAACGCATTGCTTAAACTTTGAATCATAGTATACATTCACTTCACCTATACTGTTTACACTTATAGAATAGTCTTTTCTTTCTATTATACATATGCTTCCACAATCTGATAAACTATTATTGTATATTGATTTTAACTGCCTTTTTATTTTGAGAAAATCTATTTTGGGGTAAATATTGTTTGGATAAAAACTTTTCTCTTGTATTAACATGTTATCTACCTCTTATCATTTTATTTATTTATAAAATCTAATGCTTTGTAAAGAGTATCAAACCTATCATTACCTTTTATCATAGTATAATTTTCTTTAGTAATAGAACTTATCTTTTCACATGCTCCACCACCAACGACATATAAATTTTCTGTCTGACCTGGTACGTAATCTTTTATATCACATATTAGTATTTTACCATCATTATATCCCCAGCCAACTACAGTTGCAGGTATTTTGTCAACTGCTCCATCATAAACGATTGTATGTTTGTACATGATTTTTCCCTCACCATTCTCTTTATTATCTATTGTCTTATTTAAAATACCTTCTGCTATTAACTTAGCGACTATGTCTTTATGTCTAATATAATAGTCTGTATCTGCTTTACTATCTACGAAGCACACTTCTATTAATATTGCAGGAGCTTTTGTATGACTAAGCCAGTAAAGACCTCTTACATCCGATTTTGCACCTCTATTTTTAAATATTGTTGATAGTTTTTTGTTGACTCTTTCAGCATATACCTTACCATTGTTAGTTTTGTATATTGTTTCTGTACCCATTGTGTTTAGTGTTGTTTTATTTGCGTTGAAATGGATTTGTACAGCTAGGTCTACATTCTGTTTATTAGCTATTTGACATTGTTCTGCTAAATAGTTATTAGATTTATCTATTTTTCCAGTATACACAGTAGCTCCACCTTGTTTCAACCATTTAACAATTAAATCAGTTAAAACTCTATTTTCTTTTCCTTCATCTATATAACCAGTTGCTCCTGTTCCTTTTCCTGTTAGTGTATGTCCTGGTACTAACGCTACCTTCATTATTTATCACCATCCTTCAACTGTTTGTAAACTTGATTTGCCCCTATTGCAACTCCCCAACATAAAATACCTTGTAAAATTGATGAAGGGTTAAATCCTAGCATCCATATTGAAAATCCAATTCCTAGCACAAGCAATATGATTGGAATGTATTTATTATCTAACTGTTTGTATTTCTTAAATCCAAATCCTAATACATTAAGAGCAACTACTAATAAAAGCAGTTGCTCTGGTATAAAACTTATTAAATTATCCATACCTTAACCTCCTAATTAATTAAAATATTCCTCTTTGAACTGCAAATATAAAGAACCCTACAAGTGTTGTAATCATTGTACCAATTAGCCATTTGAGCATACTTGTAAGTGAATTTAGATTCTCACACAATGCTTTTAACTCTGCTTTAGACTCTATATTTGCTACTTTCAATTCGTCTATTTCATCATTATGTTTATTTATTGTTACTTCATGTCGTTTCAAATTTTCTTTGAAAAGTTCTTCATTCATGAAAACCTCCTAATTTTTGAATTAAAAAAGACTATGCTATATAG